GATGGTAGTTCGCCAGCCCGCGCTTGGGCCGGTGAGGCGCGGGGATGGGCGGAACGACAGCCTTGCCCCTGGCCGATCTCGCCGCGCGAGAACTGCTTCGCGGAAATGCAAAGTACGCGCGCTGAGCTACGATCGTTGCGGGCGTCGTGTACCAGAATGGTGGATAGGCCCTTGCATCAAAAGTCACCGACCCATTGCCGTTGACCGAGCATGTGACCGCCTTCGCGTCGGCTGGCGCAATCGCCAGCTTGGGAAGCCCGTGCGGATCGAGGCCCGCCTTCACGATGCCGTCGAGCGCGCGAATGACCAAGCGCCCTTGTGCGAGCAACTGATGGGCCCTTTGAACCTCGCGATCGACGGGCGTCGAATAACGCTTGTGCGCCTTGTAACTGCGATACAGATCACGTGCTTCGCTCCGGCTGACCGTCATTTGCTGAGTTTGCATGAGCGTCCTCCATCGTTGCAGAAAAGCCACTCGGCGCTTTGATGATCTTGCGAGCAACCAGCGCGACGATTGCTTCGTCATAGGATTTTGCGCAAAAATGGTCGTGGCCATGGGTCACGGCATGAAGCGCGAACTCTTCTTGTGCATCGGTCAGACGGCCGAGCCGCCCGCGCTTCATTTCCAACCAGAAGGTCCGGCCCTGCGGGCCAAGGAATGCGTAGTCGGGCCAACCACGAGCAACGCCGAGCCTTTTCAGGCGAGCGCCAGTGATGACGGATCGACGCTCGCCGAATGGCAGATGGCTGAAGCGCCATCCCCCCCGGATCATGTAACGGATCGTTTCGGCCAAGGCGCAGCAAGTCCGAAATTCAAGCGCGGGCTTTGGCTTGCGTCCGCGTCGTCGCTTATGGTGCGAAAATTCAAGCTGCCCGCTCATTTGCAGTTCGCCGACGATTCCAGGCGTTCTCGATCATGCGGACGCGGAGACCAAAGATGTCCGGGCGTAGGTCAGTTCGCTTGACCTTGCCGCGCGTGACATACTCGATGCAGCAAGCCATTTCGGCGCTCGGCATTCCGTTTGCGCGGGCTCTGCGGACCGCAGGCGCGGTGTAGTGAATGGCGCGAGCAAGGCCGATCTCGCTTCCGAAGTGCGCGATGGCTCTGTCAATGGCTTGAATAGGGGTCATGACGACAACGTGATCAGAGAGAGGGAGCTACAAGAGTGATCGGCATCCTTGATGGCATGCAACTATTATCTTTTTGGATTGCAAGGACATGCAGGGCGATGCAGGCCGATGTAAGTACGATTGACACACGCGATATTAAAATGCATTTCCGGTGCAGGCCGGTGCAACACAATCCGAAGAACATCAATCAACTGATGGGTTTGTCTGAATGAAGTGCCTTGCACGTTCGTAATTGCCGAATCGCACAGATAACTGTCACGACTTTAATTTGACAACCGCACACCGCTGTTCTTCTGTCCCGCGTCGAAATTTCGCGGCAGGGAGAAACCTCCCAACATTCCGCCTACAGCTTGGTCTCTAACTTGCTCGCATCTTTGGAGGTGCGGCCGTGCCGACTCTCGACCCGACCCGCAAGTTTCGCGTCACGGCTTCAAGAATTCCCTTTCTGATGTCAGGCTCTCCTGACGCGGTGAATCGCATGTGGCTGCAAACGATCGATGACCAGCGACAAGAGGCGGACCCTTTCGGCAAAGACGACTGGACAGGCCCGCTTGCCCTGCTGATCGAGCCTTTTGCGATGGACTATCATGCAACGAAAACCGGGCATCAGATCATTGAGCGAGGACAGCAGTTCTTTCATCCCGCCCGGGATTATGTCTCTTCGACGCAAGACGGCTATCGGCCATTTGACGATTGCGTGATTGATTGCAAGGTGACTAATCCCTTTCGCGAGTATGAAGAGACAGCGGCTTTCTATAGCGGTCAGATGGTTGCGCAAATGGAATGCAGAGGCGCGGCCAATGCCGCTTTGTTGATTGTTCGTGGCGGCGCACGCCCGGCTGAGATTCCAGTCTACATAACAGACGAGTATCGGGCGAAAGTTTGGGATGTTGTTGACCGCTTTTGGGATTGCGTCACAAGTCTGACGCCACCGCATCCATTGCATTTCCCGCGCATTGTTCCGCCATCGCAGTGGAAACGCATCGACCTGGACAGCGATCTGGAATTGCCAAATTGGTCTGGCGAAATGCGCGAGTTGTTATTACGTTGGAATTTCACCTATGACGCTGCCCGTGATCATGAAGAGTCCAAGCAGCAAATCAAGTCGCTGATCGCCGATGACATCGGCGAGATCGTTTGCGGCTCCTACCGCATCAGGCGTGATCGCCGAAACGCCATTTCCATTCGCCGCAAGGGGGATGAAGTATGATCCTCCTCCGCACCGCATCGCACCGCCTCCGCATCGCTGCTCCACGCACTGCATCGCTGCTCGGCTCGTCGCTACTCAACGCGCCTCAACGCATCGCACCGTTGAGTATCGTTTTCAATTTAGTTGCTCCGCCACGCGCCGCCACGCCCCGCGCCGTTCCGCTTTGTATCTCCGCGCCCCGTTTCGTTCCGCAGCTTAACGCAACGCTTCTCGACGCTCCGCAACGCACCGCACCGATTTCATATGTGACTTCCGTCAGCGCTCCGCATCTTGTCGCACCGCTTCGCAACTTTCCGTCCTGCTCCGCTTCGTGCCGCTTCGCTTCTCATCTCCGCGCTTCGTTCCGCCGCGCTTCTCGCCGCATCTCGACGCATCGCTCCGCAAGGCCCCGCTCAGTCACGCACCGCAGCTTCGCGCAACGCTCCGCATCTCAACGCTCCTCAGCGCGCCGCACCGATTTTCATTTGTCACTCCGCGCCGCATCGTATCGCTCCGTTGCGCGTCTTGTCGCAGCGCTTCGCACCGCACCGCCGCGTTACGCCACTCATCGCATCGCTCCGCATCGATCTTTCTTGTTGGGTCGTTTCCGAAGCGCCTTAATACCACTTCGCAACGCCCCGCGTCTCTGCGCATCGCTACGCACCGCCACGCTTCGCCCCGCTTCGCGGCTCGACGCCACGCCGCTCAACGCGCCGCATCGCAACGCTCGTAACAGGGAGTAAAAACATGCACCATTGTAGTATCGTAGTTCGATCGATTCCCGGCTCTCCTTATTCGTCGAGCCGCCGTCATGAGACGCCTTGGCTAGATCGAGAGACCGCCGACGCTTATGATCTCAGAACATGGCCTGAGTATTGTACAACAAACAAAGAGGGACAGGTTTGCATTCCGGCGATGGCCTTCAAACAAGGGATGAGTCAGGCCGCATTCAAGCTCGGTGAAAAGCCGAAGGGACGTAGGGGTGCGACTTACAAAGGCTTCTTCGAATCCGGTCTTTTGGTCGATGGCGATGTCGCGATTTTCTGCGACGGAAAGCCGCTGACAAAGAAAGATGCCGAGATGGTTGCGATCTACGCAAACCCGAGTGGACAACGCGGAGGCAGCAAACAGGTTCTCAAGCGTTACCCTGTCTTTCACAAGTGGGAAGGGACGGTCGAGCTGACTGTCCTTGATGATATTTTGGAGCAAGCTGTCATTGACGCCCATGCTCGGGCGCTTGGTATGATCGTCGGCGTCGGCCGGTTCCGACCTGAAAAGGGGGGCACTAATGGTCGTTTTTCTATCATCAAACTGCAATGGAAACGTTTGGAATTAGCGCAAGCGGCTGAGTAATTCTGCACCGCATCGTGACGTAACGCCGCGCCCCGCTTCGCTCCGCCCAGCCCCGCTTCGCTCCGTGGAGCATCGCAAAGCACCGTAAAGGTGGTCAAATGAATCGATATCCTTTCGAGCTATCTGAGGTAACCAAAAGTCTCGTTCGATATCTGTCCGCTCGTAAGAAAGGCGATGAAGTTTCCTATAAGGAGCTATCAACCGTCGCTGGCATCCTGATTGATTCTCGTTCTGGCCATCTCATCTCCGCGCGGCGCATTCTCGAACGTGATCACAATGCTGTCTGGATATGCGTTCAACCCGGAATCGCGGTGCGCCGCCTTGACGACATTGAGCTTGCTAGGCGGCTGAAAAGTCACTGGCTGAGAGGTGCGAGGCGCAAGCTGGATCGAGGGGGACAGCAAGCGGATATTGTTGAGACGAGGCGGCTGGACCTCAATCAACAAAGTTCGTTTGCGGTCGATTGCATACAACGAAGTTTAGCAATGGATGCGCTCTCGCGAACCACGCGAAAGAGAATGGAAAAAGTAGCGCGTGGAACGTCGAATGACTTGCCATCGTTCAATATCATCGAATGGGCAATTACCCTGTCACCACGCGGCAAAGGACACCCGTGATCAACACGACGCCTCGCCCCGCAGCGCTTCGCTCCTCATCGTGACGCTGCGCATCGTATCGCGCCGCACCGCACCGCACGAACTATATCTAAGAGGTATTCCAATGGCCAACACTGCCGTTGCAACGCCGACAAGGCTTGAAAGTTTCCTAGCCGAAGTTCTGCCGCCGAACAAAGCGGCTGATCTCTACAGGTCACTTCCGTCTCATATCAAGCCACAGATTTATGAGCGTAACATTTCGATTGTCTTGATGGAAAACCCCGAGCTGATGCAGTTTCCGCCAGCCCTGATTTATCGCGAAGTGGCCAAGGCTGCATCTCTTGGCCTGTATCTCGACCCAGCGCTTGGCGAAGCTTACATCGTCGTCGCGTACAACTACAAGACTCAGCGCAAAGAGCCGCAATTGCGGATCGGCTATCGCGGGATGATCAAACTCGCGCGCCAGACCGGCAATGTTTCGACAATCGCGTGTCACGAAGTTTGCGCGCTCGATGATGTCGAGGTGGACCTCGGCTGCCCGAAGGTTTTCCACCATCGACCAAAATTGTTCACCGAGCGCGGGCCTGTCGTCGGTTACGTCGCGACGATCGAGTTCAAGGATCACGCCGCCTTTGATCTTGAGCCGATGTCGGTCAGGCAGTGCCATGCAATCCGCGAGCGCTCCGATGCCTGGAAAGCCTTCAAGGAAAACAAGATCAAGTCAACACCGTGGTCTACCGACGAAATCGAAATGTGCAAGAAGACGGATCTGCGCAGGTTACTTAAGCGGCAAGAGCAATCTCCCGAAATCGTAAGGGCCTATCAGATAGAGGACGAGGCCGAATATGGGCAGGCTGTGGTTCAAGGACCGCAACGGTACCGCATCGAGGCCAGAACGCCAGCCCCCGAGGGCGCGATGATCGAAGGCCCGCAAGATCAAGCTCCAAAGGAGAGCAAAGAAGCTCAAGAGGCGCAAGCTGAGACCCAGGCCAGCGAAGGCACACCGCACGTCATCGCGCCACACAATCGCGAGACCGGGGAAGTGTTGACTTGGCAGGAATGGGGCTCGGAAATGATCGCCGCGGTTCGGACGGCCAAAACGGAAGCCAAGATTGACGCATGGGTCGAGCAAAACAACGCGCACATGTCCGACTTCAAGGTGCAAGCGGCCAATATGTACCGGCTGCTGGAGAACGAGATCAGGAAGCACCGCGAGAAAGTATCGGACAAGGGGGAGACGAAGAGCGCCACGCAGGGAGGCGAAATCGATGCGTCGAAATCTGGAGCTGGAAAGACTTAGGCCGGATCATTGGTGGCAGGATCGCCCCGAGGAAGTCACTGAGCTGTCAGAGCACATTTTGAATCGGCTCATCGGGGCAGGCTTTCACACCGTCGCCGAGGTGCGGGATGCAGGCCCGGAACGGCTTCGCCAGATCGAGGGCATCGGCAACGTCGCCTTGGAGGAAATCAAGAACTGGTTACGGAGGTTGGACGGCGAATCGGACTGACGGAGGTCATAATGCACACGGGAGCTTCTGATCAACAGCTAACCAGATTGTCGAGCAGTCTCTATCTCTGGACGATATATGACCACCCGCTCGATGCGCCTGATAGCTACGTTGCACGCCTATTCAAGGTCAAGCACGGTGAGTTGACGGCGACCGAGCACATTCTCAAATCACCTGTGTTGGAAACGATCAGAAGTTCTATGCGTGATCTCGGTCTCGTTTGCCTTGAACGGTCTGAAGACGACGATGAGCATATCGTCGAGACATGGATATAGGAGGATGTGCATGCGTTTCGTAACGATCGAGCCCGCTGCGCACCTGATCACGTTCATCGATAGCCCGAGCGTTGAAGCCGCCTTGCGGACTGCCGGATTGAATAGTGATGTCGATCACGGTTTTCTCAGCAAGACGGTTGGCATCTTTATTGATGAGTTCGGCATGTTCGCGGAACCGGACCATCAAGACTATTTCGCGATCGATGGTCACCTTTTTGCCGGACCTGCCTTGCTGTACGCTTTCGATCAGCAGGGCGAAACGAAGGATATGCCAAACACCCGCCTCGAACCGGCATTCTTGCATGGGCGCGAAGAGGTGGAGGCTGCTATCGCGAACGAAAAGGTCACGCGGCCACAGATGTTAGTCAATGGCGATGTCATTTGGCAATGGCCGCAACCCGCTCCATTTGCATAAGGGATGCTAG